CAACTAACCCAACCACAGGCCAAGCCACAAGCGCGGCTTATGCCCGAATCACCAACTTCTTTGGCACAAAAGACCAAATCCAAGTTCAGGTGGCTATCCACGCAACTGAAGATGCCCGACATGGCAACATGCAGACCATTCGTGAGGACGCTCACTACATCGCCGTTGAAGATTTGAAGGGCGATCTAATCCCTGCAATCTACAATGTGCTCAAAACATTCAACCAGTACGCTGGCGCAACGGACATCTAAGGAGAAAAACATGGCTCTCATCAAATCAGTGGATACAGATTTCGGCGTTCCATCGACGTATTGGAACATCGGCGCAGTCCAAGAAGACTTCAAAGGCAAGGGCACAGAAGTTACGTTCTATGGCTACGCCTCAAAGGAAGCCCGTGAAGCTGGCAAACAGCCTCTGAGCGCAGGCAAGGTACAGATTGCTGGTGACGAGTATGTTGCTGGTGCTGACCGTGCTGCACTGTACGCAATCATCAAGCAAAAGCCTGAGTTCGAAGGCGCACAGGACGCTTGATGGAAACGATGATCTGGAACATAATCTTGTCAGCGGGCCTTGGCCTGCTGAGCTGGGTTTTGCGGGACAAAGCTGAAGAGCTTGCTCGAATCACGATTCTCCTCAACCGCACGCGGGAAGAGATCGCCAAAGAGTACGTCACCAAGGTCGAGGTTCACGCAGACATCAATCGGGTCTTGGACAGGCTTGACCGCTTAGATGAAAAGTTGGATAGACTCATGGAGAAGCACCGTGCCGTCAACTAGCGCAAAGCAACATAATTTCATGGAGGCGGTGGCTCACAATCCAGCGTTCGCCAAGAAAGCAGGTGTCCCACAGTCCGTGGGCAAAGATTTCTCAACTGCCGATAAAGGCAAAACATTCTCCAAAGGTGGTGATACTATGGCTTCCAAAATGAACCCCGGCTTCATGGCAATGATGGCTAAAAAGAAAGACGGCGCTGGCATGAAAAAAATGGCTGGTGGCGGCATGACCTCGATGGGCAAAGTTAAGACTGCTGCCCCCAGTAAAGACGGTGTTGCTTCTAAAGGCAAAACCAAAGGTATGCAAGTTGTCATGGCCGGTAACAAGGGCATGAAAAAAGGCGGAATGGCCAAGTGCTAAGGAGCTGATCATGGCAGTTGAAAACGAAGAAGCTGGGATGTCCGAAAAGGAACCCGGCTGGGAATCTAAAGAAGCTCCCGCTAAAACTACTTCATTTAAAGAAGCGTTTGCTTCTGCCCGCAGTGGTGGTGGCAAAGATTTTGAATGGAATGGCAAGAAATACTCGACTGAGTTAGCTAGCGAGAAAAAAGCCGCCCCAGAAACTAAAGCCGCCCCAGAAACTTCTAAACCAGCCCCTAAAGCTGCTTCAGAATCGAGCGCAAGAGTTGGGCGTGCTGGTCAAGCCTCTGTTGACACCAAAGAGAAAAACCCAATGACAAACGAGACGCTTGCAGCTGCTCGTGAGAAGTGGGCTAAGGACAAAGACAGGAACCCTCCTAGCGCACTATCGCGTATGTTCTCAAGTGTTCGTGAGCGTGGCCAGAAGTCAAACCCAGATGCGTATGCCAAGGGCGGTTCAGTCTCTTCTGCTTCTCGTCGCGCTGATGGCATTGCCTCCAAGGGCAAGACCCGTGGAAAGATCTACTGATGATGTCCAGTCGCGGCATGGGGGACATCGCCCCCTCCAAAATGCCAAAGGCCAAGACGGTCACCCGCAAGGATGATCCGAACAAGGTTGAGGTGTTTAAGAAGGGTGGGCAAGTTTGGGACACACCCAACCCAGCCAAGAAACACAAGAAGCTTTCTCCAGAAAAGAAGGCTTCCGCTAAAGCAGCAGCTAAGGCCGCTGGTCGTCCATACCCAAATTTGATTGACAATATGAGGGCATCAAAATGAGCGAAAAATGGATTCAAAAAGCGATCAAGAAGCCCGGTGCGTTGCACAAGGAACTTGGCGTTCCTGCTGGTAAAAAGATCCCTGCTAAGAAGTTGGCCGCAGCTGCCAAGAAACCCGGCAAAGAAGGCCAGCGTGCTCGATTGGCTGAGACCTTAAAAAAGATGAAATAACATGGCTAAGACACCAGCATGGCAGCGCAAGGAAGGCAAGAATCCGAACGGAGGGCTCAACGCCAAAGGGCGCGCCTCTGCGAAGAAGCAAGGAATGAATTTAAAAGCCCCTCAGCCGGAAGGCGGGTCTCGAAAGGATTCATTCTGTGCTCGGATGGAAGGGATGAAGAAGAAACTCACCTCATCCAAAACAGCGAAAGACCCGGACAGCCGCATCAATAAAAGCCTTCGGGCATGGAGGTGCTAAATGGCGTACACAACCGGTACAGCTGCCTTTAATCTGGACCTCAATGACATCATCGAGGAAGCGTATGACCGCGCGGGTATTGAGGTACGTACTGGCTATGAGTTTCGTACAGCACGTCGTTCCTTAAATCTATTGACGATCGAATGGGCTAACAGAGGTATCAATCTCTGGACCATCCAAGAAGGCGCTATCAACCTAGTCACTGGGCAGGCTGTTTACCCCATTCCTGAAGACACAATTGACCTGCTAGACCACGTCATTCGTCAAAATAATGGCACAGCGTCTACCCAAGTCGATATCAACATCACTCGGATTTCGGAGTCAACCTACTCCACCATTCCAAACAAACTCACCACCGGTAGACCCATTCAAGTGTGGGTGAACCGCCAGACTGCCCAAACAAATGCTACGTCGATCACTTTGAGCTCGACCATCCTCAGTACCGACACGACTATTCCGCTCAGCAGCGTGGTAGGGTTAACCACTACTGGGTTCATCAAGATTGACTCAGAGACGATTGGCTACACCAATATCAGTGGCAACAGCCTCATTAACTGTGTCCGCGGGCAGAACAACACCACAGCAGCTGGGCACACAAGCGGTGCGGCGGTCTATGTGCAAAACTTGCCTTGCATCAACGTCTGGCCTACGCCCAACTCTGGCGGTAACTACACCTTCGTTTACTGGCGTCTGCGTCGTTTGCAAGATGCTGGAGACGGTGTCAACATCCAAGACATCCCATTCCGTTTGATTCCTTGTTTGGTGGCGGGGCTATCGTTCTACATCGCGGCTAAACGTGCGGATACTAGCCCAGATCGAGTGACGTTCTTGAAACAAGAATATGAACAGCAATGGCTGTTGGCGTCCCAAGAAGACCGGGATAAGGCCGCGGATCGATTTGTCCCGCGAGTGTTGTTCTACTAAGGTGGACAATGGCGACCAAGTTTTCTTCTGGCAAATATGCGATTGCGGAGTGCGATCGTTGTGGGCAGCGGTACAAGCTTAAAGAGCTCAAGAAAGAGGTCATCAAGACCAAGCTCTTCAACATCAAAGTCTGTCCAACATGCTGGGACCCAGATCAACCTCAGTTGTCTCTTGGTCTGTACCCTGTCGATGATCCTCAAGCTGTGCGCGAGCCCCGCCCAGACACAAGTTATCAGGTATCTGGGGTAGGGGTTGACGGGTACAACGGTGGCGGAAGTAGGGTATTCCAATGGGGCTGGAGTCCTGTCGGTGGAGCAAGCGCCAATGATGCAGGTCTAACGCCAAATAACTTGGCTTTGGTCGTGAGTCTTGGTACAGTAACGGTAGTAACGACGTAAGGAGCCAATCATGGCAAAAATGGAATCTGGCAAATCTGATATGGCGCAAGACAAGGCCATGATCAAGAAGGCTTTCAAACAACACGATGCTCAAGAGCACAAGGGCGGCAAAGGCACGTCTTTGAAGCTCAAGAAGGGTGGCGTGACTAGCAAGGCGATGAAGGCTGTTGGCCGCAACATGGCCCGTGCAAACAACCAGCGTGGAGGCTAATATGGCCAAGTTCAACGAACCAGCTGAGAAGTACGCTGCACCACATACTATGTCTGGTGGCAAAGTCAGTGGTCAGATTCCCAAAGCCCCATATGCAATGGAGAAGTCCGCAAAAGATGCAGGCTTGACTGATCCTGTGCCCAATGGTGTGAGCTATGG